GAATTGGCTTAGTAGGGTCAGCCGGACATCAAATACATAGTGCAAGAAGATCATTAAATATTTTATTTCAAGAATGGGGAAATAGAGGAATTCACTTTTGGGAAGTGGGTGATACCAACATTGACTTAATTGAAGGGCAAGCAGAATATACATTTTATAGATCAACAGATGATGGAACATCTTCTGTGACAGTAGGTGGAACTTCTGGTGCTTCGACTTACGGATTATCTGATGTTTTATCTGCGCAATATAGAACAGATAGAACTTCAACTTCTCAAACAGATTTACCTATGACAAAAGTTGCAAGATCAACTTATGCAGCTTTTTCTAATAAATTAACAAAAGGAACTCCAAGTCAATTCTGGGTCCAAAGATTCGTGGACAAAGTTACAATAACCATTTACCCAACACCTAATTCAACAGCTGCATCGAAAGATATGCACATTTATTTTGTTAAAAGAATTCAAGACGCAGGAGCTTATACTAATGCAACTGACGCTCCTTATAGATTTGTTCCTTGTATGACAGCAGGTCTAGCATTTTATTTATCTCAAAAATATGCACCACAAAGATCACAAGAATTAAAATTATATTATGAAGATGAATTAGCAAGAGCATTAGCGGAGGATGGATCAGCGGCGAGTACGTACATTACACCGAAAACTTATTATCCAAATATATAATGACATTATTAACTAAAGGAATGGGAGTTATTAGAAAAGCGCTTTTTAAAAAATCTAAAAAGTTTCCAGGAAAAAGTTCTGATAAACAATTACAAAAAAAAGTAGACACAAGAATTAGACATGGAAAAACAGTTCCAGGAAAAAAAGGAAATATCGGACAAGGAGATATAAATGTTCATGCAAGAATAGGACGTACTCAAAGATATAGAGACATAAAAGCAACTCAATTAAAAGAAACACGTAAAGGTAAAAAATAATGGGAAAATTTTCTAAAGGTAGATATTCATTAATGATCTCTGATAGATCAGGCGCAGCATTTCCATATAGAGAAATGGTACAAGAATGGAATGGTGCATGGGTACATAATTCTGAATACGAACCTAAGCAACCACAAGTTTCACCAAGACCACACGGTGCAGACCCACAAGCTTTAGCACATGCAAAACCTGCTAGAACGGAGTTTGCTGTTACAGATTTATTAGAAAATGATCCTTTAGAAACATATCAAGTAGGCTCTGCAATTGTAAATGTTAATTTACCCGGACATGGATACACTACTGGAGATACAAAAAGATTTAGAGGTCCTTTAGGATCTGGTGGAACATATGGCGATCCAGAGGGTGTAGGAGGAATTACAGGAGCAACCATTGCAAAAGCTGCTGGATATACTATAACTGTAGGTAAATATGTCAGCGGTGCAACTGATACTGATGGTCCGAATGGTACAGGAATTTATGGAACAGATTGGTTTTATTTTAGCGCTGATACAAATGCGACAAGTGTCGAAACAGGAGGAGGTTATCCGATGTCCGTTGGACCGGTAACTATACAAAAATAATGTCTGGAATTAGTTATAGTACATTAGTTACAATGATAAGAAGTTATACAGAAGTCGATGACACTGTATTTACTACTGCTATCTTAGAAAATTTTATTTTAAATGCTCAACAAAGAATATTTAGTGATGTTCCTGTTGATTCTGATAGAGTTGAATATGAAGGAACTATAGCTGCGGATGTTAATACTGTGCGAGTACCAGCTGGGATGGTTTTTGTTAGAGGTGTTGAAGTTTTTAATTCAACATCTTCTAGAACAGGTCGATCATATTGGCTTCAAAAAAGAGATAGAACTTTTATAAGTGAATATGTAGGAGAATTAACTGGACCTGAAGGTGGATCTACAGGTCAAGATACTACAGGATTACCTAAATATTATGCTATGTTTGGAGGAGCAACTGGACTTAGTTCTACTAATTCAGGAAATATTATAATGGCTCCTACACCAGATGCCAATTATTTAATAAATATACATGGAAATGTAATGCCAACTACTTTAGAGTCAGGAAATGAAACTAATTATATTAGTCTAAATTACCCTCAATTATTATTATATGCTTGTCTGGTAGAGGCGTATGGATTTTTAAAAGGTCCAATGGATATGTTGACATTATATGAAAATAAGTATAAAAATGAACTAACTAAATTTGCAAGTGTGCAAATTGGGAGACGTAGAAGAGATGATTATACAGATGGCACTGTCCGTATACCAATTGAATCTGCGAATCAATAATTAGGAGATAACTATGGCAATAACATCGGCAATTTGTAATAGCTTTAAACAAGAAATTCTAGAAGCAGAACACAATTTTACAGCTTCAACGGGAAACACTTTTAACTTAGCTTTGTATACGAGCTCAGCAACTTTAGGAGCATCTACTACAGCTTACGCAAGTACTAACGAAATAACAAATACTTCAGGAACTGCTTATTCAGCTAAAGGAAAAGCACTAACAAGTGTTACACCAACTTTAGATTCATCAACTGCAGTTTGTGATTTTGCAGATGTCTCTTGGACATCAGCTTCTTTCACAGCTAATGGATGTTTAATTTTTAATGATTCACATTCAACAGACGCAGCAGTTTGTGCAGTAGCATTCGGTGGAGATAAAACTGTATCTAGTGGAACTTTCACCGTTCAATTTCCAGCAGCAGCAGCAACTACAGCGATAATTCGTATAGCATAGGGAGGAATTCCTTATGGCTAATACTTGGAATAAAGCCGGTACAACCTGGGGTTATAACTCTTGGCAATCTGATACTGTTACTCAATCATTAACCGCCCCTTCAACTTTAACATCTTCAATAGGTGAATTAACAGCTCAAGCGGATAGAGGTTGGAGTTATCAAACGTGGGGATATGGAGAATGGGGAGAATTAAATGATAACACTGTTTCTTTAACTGGTGTTTCTGCAACTGCTAGCGTAGGTAGTATTGTAATTGATTTATCAGTTGGATGGGGTAGAGCTGAATGGGGTGAAGAACCTTGGGGAGATAGTTATAGTCCCGTTATTACTTTAACTGGAGTTTCAGCAACAATATCTCTTGGAGAATTAGCATACGCTCAAGCAACCGATGGTTGGGGACGTAATACATGGGGAGATAACAACTGGGGGGAAAATACTACAACAGCTGTTTTAACAGCTCCAGATGGTCTTACGGCATCTCTTCCAAACGTAGGATGGGGATATCAAACATGGGGTGAAGATGGATACGGTGGAATTTTCTATTTAAATCCTGCAGATGTTGTAGGGTTAACAGGAGTTTCAGCAACTGCTTCAGTACCAACTCAATTAGATATACCAGAACAAATTTCAGGCGTAAGTGCCACTGCTTCTATAGGTCAATTAAGTCTTAATGATGGGGCCGACCATGTTCAAGGTTTAGCAAGTTTAGTTGGAACAAGTTCTGTAGGATCTATTTTACCTGCGGATGTAGTAGGAATAAGTACAGCAGGTGTAGCAACAGTTTCCGTTGGATCTCTAGAAGCAAATGATGCTCAAATAATAGATATAAGCGGACTAGGTCTAACGTCTTCAGTAGGTTCTATTTCTCCTACAGAAATGACTATGGGATTAACAGGGGTTTCAGCAACTGCAAGCACTGGTTCTATTTCTCCTACAGAAATGACTATAGGATTGACAGGACTTTCAGCAACTAGTACAGTGGGTCAAGTAGGTGGTCCAATTGCATGGAAAAAAGTAACCCCTACACAAGGCGGTGGTTGGAGTAAAGTTTCACCACCATAATATTAAATATATGATGTTGACATTATGTATAAAATAAAATAAAAATTAAAGAATTAAGCAGGAGATAAATTATGGCTTCAACATATACACCTTTAGGTGTTGAAAAAATGGCAACCGGTGAAAATGCCGGAACTTGGGGAACAAAAACCAATACAAACTTAGAAATTATTGAACAATATGCTGGTGGTTATACCACTCAAGCCGTATCTGATTCAGGAGATACAACATTATCAGTATCTGATGGATCAACAGGAGCAACTCTTGCTCATAGAGTAGTTGAATTAACAGGTGCACTTACAGGTGCTAGAAACGTAACTATTCCAATTGACGTACAACAAATGTATGTCCTTAAAAATTCTACAACAGGATCTCAAAACGTTACATTTAAATATGTGACTGGTACAGGATCTAGTGTTACATTTACAGGTGGTGATACATCTTCTAAAATAGTTTATGGTACTGGATCAGGATCTAATCCTAACATCATTGATTTAGGATTTGTTACTACTACTGGTACTCAAACTTTAACAAACAAAACTTTAACATCTCCTATAATAGGAACTTCTATTTTAGATACGAACAGTAATCAATTAGCTCTTTTAACAGCTACAGGTTCTGCAGTTAATGAAATTACAATAGCTAATGCAGCGACAGGTAATAATCCTATTATTCAAGCATCAGGTGATGATTCAAATATAGGTATTGCATTTAAAACAAAAGGAACTGGAGTTATTCAAGCTGAAGATGGTGGCGGAACAGTTGCTGCAGTTAAAATTGCAGGAAAAGAAACTATATGGGTACCTGCTCCAGCAATGTATGGTCCAACAACTAATCCAGCAGATGCTGAACAAGTAGAAACAACAGCTACAAGACCTGATATGAAAGTATTTGATTTTGATGCTAGTACAAAACAATACACTCAATTTTCAATAGCTATGCCAAAATCATGGAATGAAAGCTT